TTAATTACGCCTTTTACATATTCAGTAAGAAACTTATCGTCATCGATAATTTCTTCTGCTTGGTGTGTTGAACGATTGAATTTCTTTGAGACACATTTCTTGCGGAGTGCAAGTAGCTCTTCTCGTGCTAGGTAACATAAATCAACAGAAAAACCATTCATGCCCGGAAAATCAATCGAAACGGTCATGGATGGCTTCATTAAACTTTTTAAAGAAATATCGCTCATAATATAAAAATCCTAATTTAATTAAAGAAGGGGGAGTAGAACTCCCCCGTAGATTTAATAATTATACTAAAGCGACTTCGAAAAGTCAAGATTTATTTTTTTCTATTACGCCGCTGTATAGACGATAGTTGCTTCATTTTGAGCGTCAATGTTTCCACCTGATGCTTGCCCATGAAACGCAATATCAAGAGTAAGCAAATCTTCTACGTTAATAACAGGAACCTCTAAATGAGCTGTGGGCATAGAGAAGCTCAAAGCAGGGGCTGATGTACCACCAATATTGATATCCAGGTCAAAAATATTTCTTACTGTGTCACTATCAGACACTAAGTCTGCGAACAACTCTCCTGATTTACTACTGGAAACATCATTATCTAAGTAGCAGGTCAGATTTCCAGAAATTGAACGAGTTCCAGTAATATTACCTAAAGGCTTGTTTACTTGACCCAGTTCTTCAGGAGTAAGATAAGAAATATTATTCTCAAAGTTAATAGAGCCTCCCGTGAGTACAATATTATAAACATCATCTGGACTTACATCCGTTCTACTTAGGGTCACAGTAGAAATACGATTACGAATAAAGTTCGTGCTTGAATCAATTCCTGTAGTAATATTTGGAACTGCGAGAGTAGTGCCTTCATCAGAAAGCTCAGAACCAAACCCAGACCACTGAATAGTAGCAATTCCATCAATGTCAAAATCAATTGTAACTGAATTTACCGAAGCCTTTGTAATTTTATATACTTGGTCGGTTCCGCCAGTAGGTTTGAACATAAAGTAAATTTCATACCCTTCTCCCATAGAAGGAATGTCACTATTCGTAAGGTCAAAGGTATTAGTAGTCGCAGTTACTGTATTAGCATCACCAACAGAACCAGCAAATTCGCCCGAGGCCGTAGTAAACGAAGTAGCTCCGGTATACATAGCCCATAACGCTTCTTCTATACAACGTGCTTGCGATGGTGATTGTGATGTGTCTAAAGTAGGACGAGCATAAGTACTAAGACTCCACTCTACAGGTGCTAAAGAATCGTTAAAAAGTAAACGCCCACGTCTTGAAGTTGCTCCTGACTCACTTACTGTAATTTCAGAAGAATTAATTGCTTGTGAAAAAGAAAAACCGTCAAGTACAGGTACTTCCCAAATATCACTGCCAAGTTTGATTGCGACTTGTACGTCTCTTGTAAATTGTAATGCCATTTTTTATTTCTCCAAAGAGATTACTCTCTTCCTAACCTTAGTATCGAACTTCGCAAACGATTTCGCCGACGCCTAAAGGTTCTAGTGCGCCTTCATCAGTATCTAAACTTACTATTGTAAGCTGATGTACTGATTGCGCTGTTCCGTCTTGATCTGTATAGGATAATGCTGAATTATCTTCTATTACTGTTTCTATGTCTTCAAAAAGTTTTTCTAAGCCTAATACGGCATCTTCTTGTTGAACATACACTCTCAATGTCAGAGTCATAAATCTATCTTTATAGCCACCACCCTGATACTGTCTAGTTTCTGCTCCTGCACTACAATGTACTGCAGGAAAATCTTGTACTTCGTCCCAGAACAATAGTTTTGGTTCTACGTTATTATATAAGTTTGTTCTGTATGGAAAGTTTCCATTAATTAATTTTAATTTTACTACGAGAGCCTGAACAATTGCCATTCTTCGTGACGTATAGTCTCTGGTTGCCATTACATTCTCCTAGTGAAAAATCTTCCTACTAATTGTTCCGATGCGATTTCTCTTATAGATCTATCAATAAGTTTTCTTGGGTCTCTTGGAGCATTTGCCCAAGGAGTCTTTCCCTTGCCCATCTCAAAAATTTGATAAGGGCTCTTATCATAAGTATATCCTACACTCGGAAACCCTTTAGCAGTAGTACTTATGTCTGTAATTCTAACGCTACTTGCAAAAGCCCCGCTTCTATTCTCTAATGCGGGTGCTCCCATGTTTTTACGAACTTCTGCAGGTAGTTTAGCATTGAGTATAGCCTGAAGTCTTAATAAGTTAGAGCGAGGAGCACTATTCTTTTTAGTTGCTGCGCCTTTATTCGACATTGCCGAAGCCGCTATAGCTAAAGTACTACCACTGCTTTTAGTTCGTTTTTTAGTATTAGGTTGTCCAACTTTAGATTTATCAGACTTTCTTTTCTGTACTTTTTCTCTAGTTGCTTTAACTCTAAAATTCTTATTTTGTGCTCCTACGACCGCGTCTATTATTTGATTTGTTGTTAATCGAGCTACTTTCTCTGCAGGAGGCATACTTGCAGCCTTACTTGCAAAGTCTTCAGCATTTTCAAATAAAATTTCTGCTATCTCTCGTTCTACTTCTTCTCGAAGATTCTTCCAATCATAGCTTTCAGAACCTGGTATATTATCTGCAGAACTACCTACAGTGCCGTATACTACAATATCTTTTCTATAGTCTGCTGCGAGTTGCTTTTCTTTACTCTTCCAAGTAACTTCCAGATTTCGCAACATATTTATAATTACATTTGTACCAGCTTCTCTTGCTTCAGCAGTGGATACATCCATAAGCAGATTAGCATTTTTTAAAGACCTATCAATATTTTTTTCTATTACACTATCTGAAGCTCCTGAACCTCTCAAAGATTTAGGTCCTTTTTGGTCGTTCTCTCTTACAGCTTCTCCACTTACAGTATTCCCTAGAATTCTTAGAGTTTCGGTACCAACGGTCTCTTTACCTAAGTGTAAAAACTGGGTTGCTCTTGTAAAGGAGTCATTGAACTTTGTCTTTTTTCCTTTAAGAAGCTTTTTGAATCCAGTTCGTATTTTAGGTAGAGCTAGCTCAAATATAGGAGTCTTTAGTTGCTTCTCCCGTAATCTGGGTTGATATATATAAATATAAGTAGGGTACTTTTTAACTATATCACCCTTACTCTTCTTGTATTTAGTTAAGTATCTATTATAAGTATACTTAGCAACCTTCTTTAAAAAACTCATCACTCTAGGATTTTCTAGGAGATTTTCTTCCGAAGCCTCTGATTTACTCATAGAAATAGCAAAGTTATTGACTATAGTTTTTTCTATATCTTCGTACAATATTTTATGTACGTGAGGCGCGTTTGCGGCGGAGTATCTTCTAGCTATTAAGTCGAAGCGTTTTACATTTCTATTTAGAGAACTTCGAATAATACCATCTACAATAGCCTTACTCATTGTATCCTATACATGTCTAAAACTCTGCGAATATGGTCTGGGAATCCTGGGTCGTATCGTATAGAGGATGAACCGGAACCTTCACGAGTTGCTGAGCCAATGCTCTGTCTGTCTTTGTGTTCGTTTAAATGGTAGTAAGTGATAATATCAGCTACTGCCAGTTGTAAATCTGTAGGTAGAGTTGTATACCCCGCTAAATATGTTACTTTGACCGACCCTACACCACGAGGCCAGTTTTTATATGCACCGCTTTCTTGCGTTCTAAAAATAGAGTCAGAAACTTGATCTAAATACCACGAATATTCTGGTGGAGTTCCTCCACCGTTAGTAAATAATTCTGTATAAGCAGTGGATTGCCCTACTCTTTCATATACATTAGTAATACTAATCACTGGACTGTACTTTAGTTGGACAGTATACGTATCCCACTGAACGTCAAAAAATTCAGTATACCCTGGGCTACTAGCATAGGTGTCAAACTCACTGTTGCAATAGGTTCGGACAAGCTTACTTACACTCGTAATTAGCGTCTCGAACTTTTCGTCAAACTGTGTAGAGTTTATCCCTTCCAGTAGTTTATAATCGTCTAATGTAATTAAATCAGCCATTTCTTTCCTAAAAAGGCTTGGGAAGCCCGAAGGCTTCCCATCCTAAACATCTTACCAAGCGTGACAAACAACTTGCCCTGCATCAGCAAACATGACATCAAAGCCACGACGCTGAGTAGCAACCAGTACTCGACGCTGATTTTCAACATCGTAGTCTGATTCAACAGTTACACCACGTAATACTGGTACAAGGAAGTTACGAGTATTGACAGCAACACCCCAAACCTTGTTAGCAGTTTTACCGGCAGTAAACTCGTCACAAACGATAATGGGTGAGCCATAAGCCTGACCAATTTCGCCTGAAATCTTAGTAGCGCGATCGCCACCAACCAAGTTTACATCTTGGAATTCAGCATCATCAAGCAAATCGTAGTATGCATCTAAAGATACAACATAAACTACGTCTGAAGGACGACGACCGTATTTACCCATTGCTTGACGCATATTCAACAAAGCAGCAGTAGTAGCAGTAACACTAGCTGCACCAGCAGAAGCACCACTATCAAGCTTCTTGCTAGCAGCAATAGCCTGCTGGATAAGACCAGTTTGGCCCCCAGAGTTTACTACTTCAGCAGTATGACCAGCTTGAAGAATTGAATGCTCAATAGCGCGTGCATGAGCACGTACCATAGCTTCACGAATCAAAGGAAGAATAGGCATAATTGCATCTTCTTCAGTTTCATTAGCCATGAAAGACTTAGAAACCAACTTTTCTACGGTCAAGACTTTGCTACCTAAGCCAATACCAGCGTTAGCGCCGGGAGAAGCTTCATCACGATCGCCTAAGTTACCCTTGAAGGCAGAACCTGCGCCGGTGCCGGCAGCATTGCTACCAAGCCACTCTGCGTAACCTGAATCAGGCATAGTTGGGATAACCATAGAAGCAGCATTCATCTGAATCTTACGGAAAAGAGGGTCAAGAACGAGTTCAAGCTCAATATCGCGCTGAATAGCGGTAGATACTGTTGACTCAAAGTCCGCAGTAGTAGAAGTAGGAACAGTTACACCAGAGCTGGCATTAACTTTTTCCATGATAGAACGACCAAAACGAGTGTCCATACCTTTATTAGTAACTACACCCAAAACGTGTGCATTTACCATATCTTCTTCTGACAATTCAGACTTTTGGCTAGCGCGGTCTGAGAAGACTCGCTTGCTCTGCTGAATTTTTTCAATTTCAGCGGCTTTTTCTTTCAGTTCATTTTGCAATGAACCAATAATTTCTGCATGGTCAGCGTCTTTAGCACTCATTTTTGCTTCGACGTCAGCCATTAAACGTTCTGCACCACTAGATACAGCGGTTGCAATTTGAGCTTCTTGTGCAGACTTCTGAGCTTCGGCTTCGGCAGCAGCTTTTTGTTCTGCTTCCAATCGCGTTTTCTCTTCTGACTTGCGTTCAGCTTCTTTCATTGCCATTGCAGTTGCGGTCTTTTCGACAGCAGCAGCCACAATCGCATCAATATCGATATCACTCATAGTTTTCTCCTGTGCTTCGACTTTATCAGAGTCGGTAGGCATTGATTCGTTAACGGAATCTAGATGTTTTTCAGTTTCCTGAAGTTTATTAGATTCTGTTAAGGAATCTACTGTTTTGAAAGATTTCTTGAAGTCTTCATATTCTGAATCAGAGTTAAAAGACTTAGCAAGAGAAAAGGTAGCAGCTTGGTTAGCAGGAACCGTAACTACGGAAACCTCCAATAACTCTGCGTCCTTAATCTTATATCCATCGGTTTCGGTCATATACTCCGCATCCTTGACTCGAAACCCGACTGAAAAAGCTCCAAGGACGCCTTCTTTAATTAACTCTCCTACATGTCCAGCAGATTTAGCAATTTTTGCTTTTAGCTGCAGACCATTGTCGTTAGTACCAAGCGAAATTGCTCGGCCAATCGGCTGGTTGTAGTCGTGATTAAAAAGAATAACTGGATTGTTTAAATAGTTTTGAAGTCCGCCCTTTGTCCAGGCTTCAGATTCAATAATATCTCCAACTCGGTCAGTACTATTAGTACTGGCCATACCTGTGATATGGAGATCATCCCCATCTTCATAGGCTTTAAAAGTGGAGCCAATATGAAAAATTTTATTCAATTGATTCTCCTTTTATAGATTTTAATTTCTCCAGAGGAGAAAGGTCATCTTCTGAAGCCGGCTCAAGAACGGGCTTTTTCATTGGTTTAGGTTCTTCAACAGGCTTACTACCAATTGAGTTCCAATCTGCAGGATACATCTGTGCAGCAGTTTTAACGATAGAGTTATAACCCCTACCTCTAAAATATCTTGTTAAAAGTCTTGGATTGATAGGCCATACGTCTGGTCCTAGCTTATAATATTCACTTCTAGAGGGCACACGTCCCTGCTCATGAAAGAAATCAATCATAACCTTTAATACTTCGGATTTTGTCATTTAAGTTTCCTCTTGCTCTTGTGGCCTTCCGCCTTCTGCGGGATTTGAAGCTGAGCCTGCAATGTTGGCAGGAACACGTATTTCTCCAGCGCCAAAAACCTCGTCGTAGTTTAAAGCTTCTCTTGCTTCGTTAGGTGTAATAATCCCTGCATTTACTAGTGTAGAATAATAGGCTGCTGAGTCTCTTAGCTCTGGCTGAAGTGCAGGAATGTTACTAATGTCTGGAGTAATTTGATAGCCGAAAAACCTTTCGAGAGCTTTGTTTAACTTTTCTATAATAGGAAGAACGGTCTCTAAATAGTACATTCTATGGTTGGGGCGAATATT